TCTACAGAACTTGGGCCACGATCTACAAGATCTCCTGTCGCTATTATAATATCTTTTTCTTTATTGTAATTACATTTTTGTAAAAGCTCTATTAGTTGGTCGAATGTTCCATGTATGTCACCGATTACTAAGAATCTTTTATTTTTTAAATGCGATAAATCTAAAATTTTAGCTAATTTTCTCATTTTGTATAAGTTTCTTTATGGGATCGAATCATATTATATAAAATGGTACTCGTTTTATCACATACATTTTGTATTTCAGAAACCATTTTAGACAACCATTTAAGTCTATGTACATCGGTTGGCTTACCGTCTACTTCGGTGTGTTCTAATAGAGATAATTGGTGTTCAAATATTGACAACTTATCTTTTAATTTTTTCTCATAAGTTCTAAGTTTTTTGATTTCTTTGGTCATTTTCTTCCCCCGTCTTAATTTCTGTCATATCAAAGTCTTCAAGACTTCCAGGTTCTTCATAATTATTCTTGAAAAATTCTATTAATTCTTTATGCTTATTATAATCATTACTTTTAACTGTAGGATGCCCCTTCCTATCTCTCATCCTTTGAAGGAGGATATTGTCCGGGCAAGTAAAAAAATAATACATTATTTTATATTTAAGTTTTTGTGCCGGTAAGACGTATTGTAAACGTTGAACAAAGTTAAAATTCATACGGTCAATTACAATCAAATCTTGGCCAGACAACAATGTTTCTAGGAATTTCTTGTAATGGCCCTTCTTTTGTTCATCTTGTGAGATTCTATAGTAATTATATAATGTGTGTGCGCAATAATATGATTTTCCACTAGCGGGAGCCCCAATTAATATCGCCAATATTTTTTTATGTTTTTTTTTCATTTATATCTTTTTAATATATTTTCCAACACAAGTCGTTAAGGCCCTTTTTATTGGCCACTTTTTTATAATTATTCTATCATACAGAACATCATATGGAATTTTATATTCTTCGGCCCAGGCCGATAAACATTGTGTTTTCCCATTAAATGTAATTAAAAGATTTTTTCGTTGATTTCTAGCTTGCTCTTTTCTTGTGGCCCATCGGCAATTTTTTGCACAATAATCTCCATCGTTATCTATTCTATCAAGAGACATTCCTTTTGGTGGATTACCCATATCTGCGTAAAAATTTTCAAACCCATTTTTCTTATTTGACCATCTCCTGCAAACCTTGATTCCTCTTTCTCCATAGTTTTTATATGCTTTACATTTTGGATTTGTACATCTTTGGATCATAGCTTCCCACACATGATATGTTTTAGAGTTACTCATCCCGTGCTTTGTTATTTTTTTAGAAATCATTTCAGATGAAGAACATCCGCAACTTTTGGTATTTCCGGTTTTCAAACTTAATCCTAAAACAATTTTAGTTTTATCACAATCGCATCTACATAGCCATTTTGCATTACCCCACTTATCTTTACCAACATATTTTATAACTGTTAATTTGTTAAATTTTAATCCTGTTAAATCAACAAATTTCATTCACGATATATCCTTCCTTTTAAATATCTTCTTCAACACGAACTCCGACAGGGAATCGTGGTAATCCATCAGAGGTTAGATTTTGAAATTTGACAGTTATTTGTTTTCCAATAACTATTTCTGGATTAATTAGATATTTTTTAAGATTTCCCAAAGACCCTTCCATTTTGCAGGAAAATTCATTACCCGTTTTCGTCCTACATATAAAAATTGCACAATCTACCATTCTCCCTTTCCCATTTTTTACACCTATGATTTCGAATTCATCGTCGGAGAATAATTTTATTTTTTGTAAATCATAAGACCTACCGTGTTTATACAAACTTTGAGCATTGCGTACCATACTTCCTTCCCACCCCCCGGCCAAATCTTTTTCAAATAAATCCATCAATTCTTCGACATTGTTGACTTTCCGAGTTTCAACTTTTACAACCTTACTTCCGGCAAATTTTATTTTTTGAATTTTTTCTGTTCTTTCTTCAAAAGTCAAAGAATCATCTATTAAATCATAAACATGATACTGGACCACTTCATATCCAGGTTTTGGGTTCTGTGATCTTATGAAGGATGTTATTTCTTCAAAATTATTTTTATAGGCGTGATTATAAAGCTCCCCATCAAGAACAATACTTTCATTTGGAAATGTTGCTTCCATTACTTTGATAATATGGGGAACACTAGTTATTGGTTTGCGGGTGCGAGACCACAAAGTACACTTCCCATTATTTACAACACAGGCACAGCGATGACCGTCGAGCTTACTTTGAGAGTAACAAGGATAAATAATTTTTGATTCGTGATCCTTGAACCGATGGGCAAGCATCACCTCCGCGCCCCCAGTTATAAACTCCTTATCCACCTTTCCTTGTCTTGCTTCCGTTTCTGTTTGACAGTATCCTGATTTTAATTTTTTCTCCCATTGAGCTTGGGCTTCCGACAAAGCTTGTTCTTCTGGGGAAGTTTCATTGACCTTTCCGATGTTTTTCCCTGCATTTATTTCGTCTTTTGTTTCCTGGATTTTGCCATTTATTTTACCATATTTTTTAATAATTATATTATCTTTTACAGATATATTCCATTGTTGGATTGAACCATCATTGTTTTTTGAATAAAGTGTGGGGAAATTTTTAATTATCATTTAATCTCCTTTTTATTTTTTTTATTGGTGTTATTAAAGTCTTTTCTATAGGCCAGTTTAATTGATATAATCTGCGCCATAATCTATTGGGATTAATATTATATTTTATCGCCCATTTTTGGAGTGATTGAGTTTTATTATTAAATGTTATTAAAATACTGTTTCTTCTGTTATTGGCTTGTTCTTTCGGAGTTGCCCACCTCCAATTATTCGGATAATATCCTTTATTATTATTTGCACGATCGAGAGATTTTCCTTTTGGTGGATCTCCCACATCTTTATAGAAATTTTCAAACCCTTTTGGATTTTTATTAGACCACCTATAGCAGACCCTTATTTTGCGTCCTCCGTAATCTTTATATTGTTTTACATTAGGGTTTGTGCATCTTTCTATCATATGTTTCCATATTTTATGTATTTTTGATGTTTTTTTGTTCGTATAATAACCATGTTTTAAACCATTTTTATTGTCTTTATATAGACAACCACAGCTTTTGGTGTGACCATTTTTAAAACTTTTACTATTAATTATTTTTTCTTTTCCACAATCACATAAACACAACCATTTAGATTCACCTAAATATTTGGTTGGTTTCAATTTTCCAAACTTCTGTCCTGTTAAATCAATAAATCCTCCCGTTGGAGGATTGCGAGGATCAGAAGAAATATTAAAACCTATTTCTTTTTTATAACAATTTGTATTATCAATCCACCATTTTTCTCTTATGTGTAATTGTTTTACATCATTAATGGTTTCAACAATCTCGTATTTGAAATTTTCCTCACCGTATTTATCCCAAGAATCTTGTAAACGTTTATTTTTATGCTTATTCCGTTTTAGCAACCTAATATGATCCCTGAGTCTTCTATTAATATTTATACTGCTTCCTATATAGAATTTGCTATTATTTTTACATGTGATTTTATAAATACCACATTGTTCAGCCACTTATTTCCCTTTATAAATTATATTTATCAGATGATTTACTCCTTTGATTTATACACAATTATCCGCGTTTAATTTATTAAAATTTTATTACCATCGCAATAGTCATATACGTTATCCATTTCCCCATTAAATTCTTCTACTGTTTGACATAATCTTATCTCATCGGAAAAGATATTTAATTCCGGATCTTTTTCTAGAATTTCACAAACTGTTTCTGAAATATCTATAGGAAGATCGTCTTCTTCCATAAGTTCTGGTCTAGAATTTAGAATGTGTTTTAATTTTATTTCTCTTTTCCAGTTTGTCATTTTATTCTCCCAATTTTTTAGCTTCTTCTATTGACATAAATATTATCTTTTTATCTTTATCTTCTATAATAATTTCACCAGGATTTTTAAAATGTCCACAACAGCATCCTAGTGTTCTAATTTTTTTATCATTTAATCTTTGGACAATATCGGCTATGCAATAATCCACATCAACAACAGTTCTTTTACTAATTTCTTTTGGTTGACAAAGTTTTACTTTTTTGGATTTGCCCCATTGACACATCTTAACCCCTCTATCATTTGTTGTTTTTCTTTTTCTAGTTTATTAAGATCTATTTCAAAATATTCACCAAGGATTTTTTCAATTGATCCATGAAACACTGGTGTAAATTCATCAAACTTAGAATCAAATGTACACAAATCTCTATCTTTTGTTTTTTGCCATTCCAGAAATTGTCCAATTATTTCCGATTCATTTTTTACACTTTTTAATTTTTCATGCTCTTCGTATACATTTTGTTTTTTCATTGTTTACGTTCTCCTCTATCATTTTTCTATTTTTGAAAGATTGTGATTTTTCTGTGTCTAGGATGGGACAAAGATGGGTTTTTCCGTATTGACCAAGAACAGGCCAAACAGTATTTTGGCGCAATAATATAACATATTCATTTTTCAACAACCAGTTAGCGTCTATACTTCCAACTCTTTCTTGTGGGGAGAAATACCACCCACATTCCCATTGAAATAATAAAAGATGTGAACGAAGACGATTTAATACTTGTTGACGAGTAAGCATTTTAAATTTCATGTATTATCCTTTTTTAAAAAAGTGAAGGGCCGTGCCTTAAAAGGCTCGTCTAGTGGCAGACGCACCAACCCTGTGGCGACCTAGAACTTAACTCATGATAACCAGTGTGGCCATTTATCACACCCCTTATGGCGGTAGCCAAATATCATAAACCAAGTGTGTGCATTTCCCCGCACACCGGACGGCCCATATTTTATAATTTAAATGTTTTCCCTATGCTTGGTGCCTTTTGCACTTCGTCTATAATCCATGCTCGTAATCTTGCCTCTAATTTTTCTATTGCGTCCTTAGAAACTCTTGTTATTGGCATACCGGGACGCATACTAGAAAATTTAGCTAATATAAATTTCTTGCAGGCGGATTGATTTAAAATGCTGTTCATGTATTAACTCCTAATATTTATTACGGATTTTTATCAAGAGATCGAATAGATATATCGTAGATCTTAAAATTGAATAAAAAATCAAAAATGGCCACGCTATTCCCATCATTAAAACAGTTATGCCATTAGTTCCTGTTAAACCAAAAAATAATAAACGTGACACAGACGAAGGTTTATTTGGCAAAAAACCAATAACCAATAAAATAGTAACAGCTATACCAATTAAATATATTTCTCCAACCATAAAGTATTTCCTTTTAAATTCCCAATTTTGATTTTAATTCATCTCTTAAATCATTTTTACTTTTTCATATGCTTCTTTACATTCATTTTTTATACATTCCCACAACCATTTTGGCAATTTTAATTCAACTCCATCTGCTTTCTTTTCTTTCCAAACACTTAAGTAGTTTATATTAGGTGCCATTATTGGAGAATCAACTTTTGCGGGAATAATTTATAATTTTTTTTAGCTTTTTTATGCTTTTTGGACATAGTTTAATTTCTCTCCTTCTGTTTGACATTGGTTTTTATATTATATTCTTTTTTCTTTTCAGAATGAGTTGTTTTTCCTATCGCGTCACCTATTTCTTTTATTAGGTTGTGGCATTCGGGGCCAATGAAGCCCTCTCCATTTATAGAAATATCTCCGGTTTCCGATATGTCAACTATTATTTTTTTATTATTCATGTTTCATCCTTTTCTACTTTTAAATCTTTTTTCTTTAAAAGAATTGTTTGTTTATATTTTTTGGTATAAAATCCTTTAAGGCCATTTATTTTTTTCAATAAAGAATTTTTTGCTAAATTAAAATCTCTATAAACAAACCCTTTAGTTTCTTTTTGTACATATTTTATTCGCCAATTATCGCTAAACACACAGTAGTCTTCTTTAAACAAATAAAATATACTCTTAGGATCATTTCCGGCAAGTAGTGGTTTAGCCAAAGAAACATCTATGCATTTTACCTTTTTGATAGTGGCGGTTTTTAAACAAACAATATAATAGTAATTATATTGCTTTATTTCAAAATTGTCGGCTGTTTTTAACATTAAATATCCCTCGTATATGGTAATGGTTTACCTTTTCCTCTGTAGACATATTTTGTTTTAACATATTTACCACGTTTTGGTGGAACCGAAATATAGGTGTCGTTCGATATCGGTGTATATTTATGAATTATTTCAATAGCGACACAAAATAATAACCATCCAAAAGAAACACTAAAATATTTTCTGGTGTTATTGTGTATATTTTTATCGTTTAAAACAAATTCAAGATATGGTATGTACCAAACTGGTTTTCCAAACGAAAATCCAAAGCCAAATACCATTTTAAAAATATAGAAACCTACCCACCTGAAATTATTTTCTTCGTCATATTTATTAAACAATCTCATCGCATTCCTCAACCACCACATCATCTATATTATCAACACTATCCATGTCCACTTCACCATCTTCTGCTTTTCTTATTGCCTCTTCTTTATTTTCTGCGATGATAATAGAGGTTGCAAATATGCTTCCATCCCATTTCACTTTAAATTTAGGCATTTTTTATTTCCTTTCCCTGAAAGGTAAATTCCGACAATCTTTTAAAAGCACATTTTATTCCATTTACCCATATCTTTACTTCTTTTTTATTTATTGAACTAAATTCTATAACATCTTCTTTGATATTTAATCCAATTTTAGAAATTGAAAAATTTCCTGTTTTATCATAAAATTCTTTACAATTTTCGTTCCACCTCATCTTCAGCGGCCCCCATACTCCAACAAGATTTATGGCTGCTCCATATATGGTCTTATTCTTCATTAACTATTTCCTGTACTTTTTCAACAAAATATTTTGTTTTTTCTGTTGGCGGGCTACTAAAGATTGACATTATTCCTTCGTTATAACATTTTGCTATAATATCACAATATTTTGCTGCTCCAAATTTTTCTATAAAACATATTGATGCTTTGTTAAAGGCATTGTTTATGTGGGAATTGAATAACGCGAATCTAATGTCCAATTTTTCTTTAACCATTATAATATTTTCCTCCACAGCCGAAATTGATTATTTCCCATTCAATACATTTTTCTTTTATTCTGATAAACTATTTTTGGTTTTTGTTATAAGATCATGGAACATGAATGGTCTTGGCGCGAACATAAGCTTCTGCTGCGTCCTTTTCGACATCGAAATACCCAAGGTGTACGCGCCTTCCCGCAAGTCTGATTCGTACCATCCACTTATTTTCCCTCTTATCCCAATGTACCCCTGGAAACTGGCTCGTTGGGATATTGCCAAGCACCTGTCTTTTCCCATGCTCGTAAATTCGATAATATATTATTCAGTCCGTTCCCATCTATATGATCTATTATTACACCGTCTCCAGACGAACAATTCATTAAGAGACGATGAGATCTTATTAATATCTGATGCCCATCCTTCCTAATATTTGTTTGGGAATAGAAAGTGTGGCCAATATGGTTGGCATACCACCGATATGGCGCGATTGTCGGTATTTGTGATTCGTCGATGGTCATATATTTACCTTGGGTCAATTCCACCGTTACGATTCGTGTTATTTTATTAATAGAAAATCTATTCTTCATAATATTTCCCGCCCGGTTGAAATATTTCTATTTCTTTTTCTATGGCTTTTTCTCGATTTTTATAGTAACCAATTGTTTTTCCCGTTTTGGCATGGATTATTTCCCACCCCTGATTTATTTCATTAAAATTTATGAAACTTGCTCGACGCACATGTGTTACTAGACCAAGACTATAAAGGTCGATATCTTCGTTATAAAGTGTTGACATATTACCATTTGAATCAATTTCAATAGTTGGTATATTCATCCTTATCTCACATGATTCCATTTTTTTCTATTTTTTATTTCACTAATTGTGGCTTGTGAAACTCGAAATATTTCACCTATTTCTTTTTGAGTAAAATTCCACTTTTTATTAATCTTCTTATAACATGTATTATCAATCGTTTAATTTGGCCATATGATTTTTTTAAATTCGGTTATAAAAGTATCTGTTGTTTTATTCATTTAACCAATATCCTTTTTTACAACTTAATTTACCAATTGCCACAATTAATAGAAATATTATTGATAAAATTATAGTTAATGGCCATACAACACAAAGGAACAGTATAAACATTCCTGCACAAAATATGTCGGAACCAAAATTAAATTTTCTATTTAAAAGAATTAATATAATAAGTGTAACAACAATGCCCAACAGATATATAAACACTTTATTTTCCTTTCGTCAAATCATTAAGACAACATCTCAGTTCGTGGGAATCTAGATCTTTTGCATCTCTCCCATTTATTTTTACATTAACGATATCGTTTGCACCATTTAATTCTACATATACTCTTCTGTCGCTTATTGTAGAACAGGGCCATTGCGCATTAGGTCTGCGACTCCATTTAAACGTGTCGTTTTGGGACAACCACACCCTCGTTGTGTTTCCTATTTTTTTAATTTTCATAGAATTATTTTCCTCAATAGTTTTTTGGTTTGTTCTGCAATAATTTTTTGTTCAAACTCAGCTTTATGCTCAGTATACGTATTATTTTTTATATTACACATTACAAAAAATGTTTGTGGGCCAATCAAATCTATGCCATTTTCACGAGCCCTTTTTGCCTTGATAGATTGGCTATTCATATCCATTATAACTAGTATAGTTGTTTTATTAGTGACAGATTTTGTGACCGATGCTCCAGCCTTGATAGCTATATCTGTCATTTTGTTACGAGAGAATGGGCCTTTGCCAGTAAAACAGAATACTGTATCTTTATTTAACATATTTAGTCTCTATATCAGAAGAAATTCACACCCCCTCTGAAAATCTTGAATGTTATCAAAACCGGCATAACTTATCGCGCTTCTTAATGCCCCCGCATACCTATTTAAAAGTGATTCTACTGGTTCTCCTATGTCAAGATGAATTAATTTGCCCTCTGCCGAAGTTCCTGGTTTTAAACCACCCTTCCATTTATTCTGGACATATTCACTATTGCCACACCACGTATATTTATTGTTTCTTCTTACACATAATATTCCATTAGGAACCTCTGCGCAATACACTTTGCCACTATAATCTATAAAACTATAGTGTTTTGGGAGGATGGTGGGGTTATGCCAATATTTACCTACATAAACAGAAAATGAATCATATTTTCTAACGAAACTTTTCCCATTAATTTCTCCTAAAGATCCCTTTGGATGATTCAAGTGAATTGTTGGAGTTAATCCACATTTTATACATATCTCTGATATATCGTCTATAAATTTAGTGGAAGAACTAGTTATAGAATTTCTGTTTTTACAACCGTCACCGAGAAATATTGAATTTATTAAAATCTCTAATAATTTAGTCGGTAGATTTTTAATTTTTTTCGGAATAAATTTTTCATGAGCCTTCCCAAATTTCATCAAATAACTGCAAAGGGGCATGTTTTGTATTGTAAGTTCATAATTTTTATTCCTTTTTCTTACAAAGGAACCAATATTATATTTTCTTAATAAGGTTACATAATGATTTATCAATTTTTTATTATTATTTGAAATACTTATGGAATACACAAAATGATTAGGATTATAACTGATATGTTTTTTTGATTTTGATATTCTTTTATTTGCCCACCCTTCTGCTAACCAGAATCCAAAAAAATCAATCCATTCTTCTGTCAGAAAATTTGTTCCTATTTTCTTATATTTATTTTTATATCCAGAGACAACATCGGGTATCTTAAAAAATTTGGAATATTCTCCCTTCCATCCGCATATTTTTTGATACTTAAAATTTTCCTTACAACACCGTTCCGCCTTAACGAATTTAAATTTTTCTTTATATCCATCCTTAATTCTTGCTCGTTTAGCAACATACATTCTGTGATTTGGTGTTACTAATAAATCAATAGCTTTATGATTTATATTTATCATTTCCCCGTTATAATTATAATTAAAAATATTTGTTGGTTTTTGAAATTCCATTAATTTTGTTTCTGTATTTAAAGTTGCTAAATCGTCAGATAATTTTATTTCTGAAAAATTTTTCCATCCATTGATGGTTAATATTTCTGTGTCGTCGCTATAACATGACATGCCCGCCAGAATTTTCTTCTTTATCCCATCAATTTCTATCGTTTCTGAAGCACTCTCTGGGCATCTGGCGAATATACTACCAGCCATAGCACAACTAGCTCCTGCCCCGATAGCTTTGGTGAAATCGGCGGGGCAACGAATGTTCCCGTCACTAATGATTGGCATACCATATTTTTGTGAGATTTCTTTTAAATCATAGATAGCAGAAAATTGATTTTTTGTACAACCAACTACTGTCGCCGTCGAACAGGAATTACCACCACCTATGCCGATTTTTATTGCATCTACATAATCATTGAACATCCCTATCATATCAGGATTAATAGTATTTCCGGCGACAACTTTTATTGTTGGATAGAATTTTTTTATATGTTGGCACATTTGTAATGCATATTTATTAAAACCATGAGCTACATCGACGAAAATAATGTTGGATCCAGCTTTTATTAATTTTTCAACCAATATATAATCTGAATCTTTTATTCCAATGGAAACCGCAACAGAGGGAATTTCCTTTGTTATTTTTTTTGTTTCCGATATATAATCATCTGTATTTGGAAAAGCTCTGTGTAAAACCCCCATAGCCCCAAGCCTATAAAGCCCTATCGAGAATTCCGCATTCGTGACTGTTGACATATTCGCTGCCAAAAGGGGAAGTGGACGGATTACTCCGCGAATTATCTCGCTTTTTATTTTTGTGTCAAGCCGACTTTTGCAAATATTCTCTTTTTGATAAATTGCTATGTCAGAAAATTTATATGATTTTTTAAACATTATTTTATTTTTCTCCTGATGGGTTCGTTTAATGCTCTATCAATATTCCAACCCCTCCTTATTCTTGTCCGAAGTGTATCGTAAGGAAGATTATATTCTTCGGCCCAGGCTGCAATACATTGTGTTTTACCTTTATATGTTAACATATGGCTATCTCTTCTGTTGTAATTATTTTCTTTATTGGTGCTCCATCGACAATTCTTTTTATGATATCCTTTATTGTTATCAATTCTATCTATCTGATGCTTCTTGCTTGGCGGTAGTCCCATGTCATTAAGAAAATTAATAAATCCGTTATTTTTAGGCAACCACCTTTTGCAAACCGTAATGCCTCTATTTCCGTAATCTTTATATCTTGGATTTTTGGGGTTGGTACACCTTTGAATCATAGATTTCCATATTTTATCAATATGAGAATTGCTAAGCCCATGTTTGGTCATTATATCTTTGTGCAGGCATCCGCAACTTTTTGAATCTCCTGTTCTTAAACTATATCCGTCTATATTTTTTATGATTCCGCAACTACATTCACATTTCCATCTAGATTTCTTTTTGTTGGTGTTTATTTGTTTAAGAATTGTCCATCTTCCAAATTTTAATCCCGTTAAATCAATAAATTTGCCCATTACCTATATTCCCTTATTTCCCCTCTATTTTTTGCGTCTAGCCTACTATTACAAATATTTTCTTTTTGGCAAATTGCTACGTCCTTAAAATTATATGATCGGACTAAATCGCTCATTTATTTTATTCCTTGATATGTTTCCATGTTATTTTATGTGTCAATAACCAAATTGTTTTATAGCTGGCTCCATATTTTATAACTAATTCCTTATAAGACAATCCTTTTTTATGATCTCTTATAATGTCTATCGCTGTTTTTTCGTTTATTGTAGCTGCTCCGTGCTTACTTCCTGGTTGACTTGATTGTGGTTTCGGGATACCAATCTGTGCTTTTCTAATTTTTTCCTTAACTAAACTGGGTCGGTGTCGTCCCTTTAAAGCAATACTTAATTTTAATTTATGTTCTTTGGTGAGCCTTGTTCCTTTTTTAGAATTGCTTATTTTTTCTTTTGTTGCTCTTGTATGATTCCGGCCCAACATTGGAGTAATAGTATTTTTAGAAATATTGAATCCAATATTTGAATTATAACATTTTGTTTGGTCTAACCACAATTGTTCTTTTATTGATAATTTTTTTATATCATAAACAATTTCAATTATTTCAAATTTAAAATTTTCTTTTCCATATTTATTCCATGAGTTTTGTAAATAGGTATTGATATGATTTCCGTTTTTTAATCTAGATAAATGAAACTCGAACCGTCTTTTAAGATTAATAGCACTTCCTATATAAAATTTTCCTGTTGATGAACAGGTTATTCTATAAATACCAGAGATATAACCTTTAATAAACATAAAATTTTAACATACATTTCCTTTATTTACATGGCGACCATTTGTTATTCTAAATTTTGGATTACAAACAAATTCTTCAATAGGTATTCCTTCAGGAATAAAATCTTTTGGCAATTCACAAAACATAGTAAAAATAGTATTCTGATCTCTTTCGGTAACGCAATACCCCCCCTTATTAAAATATAATATTTTTTGCATTTTATTCTCCCTACATATGTAAAGTAAACATAAATGGAATATTTTTATGGTTTATGTCAACCCCAGTGTGCATAATATTGAATGGTAAATATTTAATGTAAAAATGTTTATTGCTCAGATCTTTGAAATATTTTTTATTAAAAATCATATATGTTTTTTGGATTTCCATTTTTTATTACCGATAATTAAAAGAATAGATTGGTACAGATTTTTATGTCGTTCATAAATAAATTCAAAACCCTAGTTTTTAAAATAACATTCCACTTTCATTAGCGATATCCTTTTATCTCGACCCTTTGCTTACCATCCGGTAATTTAGTTCTAGATACTTGTCTGCCCCTCTTTTCTTGTTGAAGGCGAATTGCTTGGAAAGCGTAGTTTTGTTTCAACTTATTCGTCCAGTGTTCCGAATATTTAGTTTTGTCAAATTCTGATATAATAGCCGTATAGGTATTATCTTCGTTTTTAATAAATCCCAGGTCGTTTGAAGACATTCCCACATTTTTACGACGAATAATAATATTAGCTTTATCTTGTCTTAAATCTCCCCTATATCCGAAAAGATGTTGTGGTTCATCATAAATTTCTATTTGTTCCCTTTGCCACAAGCCAGTTTCCATCAAAGCAAAAATTAAAGCTTCTTGATTTTTCATAGCAGTTTTAATTTGACAATAAAGGGACATTATTTTTTTCTCCTATTATATTTTCTTATTGGTATTGTTAAAGCTTCTTCCATAGAATATCCGTATGTATCTATCCTTGTCATTATCGTATGATAATTTAGATTAAATTTTTTGCAATGATCTTTTAAACACAATCCATTAATGTTTATGTTAGTTCTCATGTTTCTATGTTGTTGTTTGTTTGTTGCCCATCTCCAGTTACCTGGAAAGTACCCCTTGTTATTAGATAATGACCTTTCTCTTGAGAGAGTTGATAAACTGCGAGCCCCCCCCTTCCTCAAGAGACGCCTGTTTGCGGATGCTTGACAAAGATAGTGATACCGCCGTCTTCATTGCGGCGCTGTCAAAACTTTTTGATGTAACTCCGAGATCCAAATAGTTGTTTTGAAATTCGATAAGCATTTTTTCAATTTCGTTGTCGCCGAATATATTCATGTTTCGGAATTTTGTTACATATTTTCTAAAAAATGCTAAACTTCTTCCTGTAAGCTGTTTTGGATCACTTTCATCACCATAAATTTTTCCATTAACTCTGCATTCCATCAAAGTACAAAAATCAACAACTTCTTTTCTCATAGTTTGAATATAATTTTCTGCAAACTTATTTGCTTCTTTCTGCAATTTTTCTCTTTTTAATTCAATTTCTTCAGAAGAGGTTTGTTGTATTGAATTAATATTACTGATTGTGAACATATGCCACTCAAAATAAAATCTTGACCTCAAAGATTCTGCTGTTGACGGATAGAATTGTCTTAAGCATTTTTCAAAAAATTCAGGGTGCTGTTTCTTTACTTCGTCTTTCAGGTCATTAAAACGAGAAATAAAGCTGTCTACTACATCAAAAAAATCTTTTCTAAAACATTTAAGATTGTGTTCTAGATCTGGAATCATTTTATTTGGAACGAAGAAACAATTAGCCGCTTCAAAAGGAGCACTATATTTTGCAAGATATGAACGGGCACGTTGTTCGACCTTGCTTATGGCTTGAATTTCATTTTTAGAAACCAATAATTTGCGCCCATAGTTCACAAGATCTTTCGGCAATGCGTCTGGATCAAGGCCAACGCTTATTAAGTCGGCTCGTGAAACCATTTTGCGAGCACTCCAATAGCCGATTTTTAAATTTATTAAACATCCAAGATCAAATAATTTAATTTCTTCTGGCATTTTTCTTTCTCCGCTGTTGTTTATTTATAGGAATTGTTAAAGCTTCTTCTATTGAAAGTTTATCTCTATTTATTCTTGATGACAATGTTGATCTTTTAATATTATATTTTTCGGCCAATGCTGAAACGCACTGATCTTTATTATTATATTTGAATACACGATTATCTCTTCTGTTTCTATTATTTTCTTTGGATGTAACCCATCGACAATTTTCTTTGTAATATCCTAGACTATTATTAATTCTGTCAATTTGATGTTTTGTTGATGGTGGTTCACCCATATCTTCTAGAAAATTCTGAAATCCATTTTTCTTATTTGCCCATCTATAACAAACCTTAATATTTCTGCCGCCATAGTCTCTATAGAATTGAGCATTTTTATTATTACATCTTTTCTTCATATCACACCATATTTGGTAAACTCTTAATTTTTTATTTCTCTTGGCGTATCCATGTTTTGTTTTAATTTGTTTCGCAAAACATCCACAGCTTTTAGTTTTACCAGACAATAAATTACATCCGCTTATTTCGGATTTATTCCCACAATCACACGAACATAGCCACCTGATATGTCTCCATTTGTTTTTACCTATATATTTATCCACGATAAGTTTTCCAAATCTTTGTCCGGTTAAATCTATGAACCTATTCATTTACGTCGAAATCTTTCTTTTTTTATCTACAATTCTTTCTGTTGGACTGTTGGCATTACGAGCATGTTTTAGTCCCCATTCTCTTGTTTTCTGAATTCTTTCTGGTTCAAGTTTAGATAATGGAATTGTAGATTCAATTGCTATTTCTAAATGACTCTGGGATAATTCTGTTTTTTGACAAAAAGCAATTTTCAATGCTAGTTCAATACTATTTTCAATATCACTTCCCGTAAACCCATTTGTTTTTTCTACTAAAGATTTCATATCATAATTTGATGGTTCTCGTTTTCTTTTTGATATATGAATATTAAAAATTGATTTTCTTTCAAGATCATTAGGTAAATCCAGTGCAAAAACACAATCAAATCGACCACTTCGCAAAAATTCAACGGGAATACTAGTAATATCATTTGCCGTAGCCGCAAGATAAACTGGTGCTATTCTATCAGAAAGCCATTTCAAAAATGTACCAAATACTCGCCGACTTGCTCCACCGTCTAAGTCGCCGGAGCCTGCCAATCCTTTCTCTATTTCGTCCAAAACAAGTACACACGGAGCAACACTTTCTATAATTTTAATCGCCTCTCGCATATTACTTTCTGAACTACCTACATATTGTGACATAATCGACCCAATATCTAAACTTACTAATGGCAAGTTAAATTCAGATCCAATTGCAACTGTAATCAAAGATTTTCCACAACCAGGAATTCCCACCAGCATAAGTCCGCGAGGATATCTGATACCAAACTCCCTAGCTTCATCAGAGAAGCATGGTTTGTCTAATTTTAGATGATTCTTTAACGCGCCATATCCACCAATATTATTCAATCCACCTGGAGGGGGTTCTATATACTGCAATATTCCAGATTTTTTTATTACCGAAGCCTTTTCTGACAAGATAGTTTTTAAAGCATCTTGATTAAAATCTTTGTGTTTTCTTATTGAAAGAGCTAGACGATCAATTATTTGGGTGTTAGTCATTCCACAACAAGACTTTATAATGTCTGGCAATAGTTCTTGGGTGGGTTCAAATTTAGTGTCATCTTTTGTACTTACGCCTTCACAAATGAATTTTATATTATTTTCGATATCGTTCTTTTGTGGTAGAGGGAAGTCAATGTTAGTTATATCATTTTTTAAACAGTTCGGGGCTTTGAAAGCTGAATCCAAGAAGATGATTGTTTTACACGAATTACTTAAAATTTCTCTTGTTTCCTCTAGCCACGAAATTGCCATATCAAATGAATTGTATGTTTCGTGATGTAAATATATACAGAATTCTTTTAATATGAAAATAGAGTTTTCTGGCATATCGTTTATTGATTTAATAACTTCTTCTGGAGGAATTTGGGCGTTTTCCTTAATTGGAACTCCGTTTTTGTCAACCCATCCACAGGAAGCTGACCATATAAAAAATTCCTTTTGCAGTTTTTCTCCCGAACCTTTTTGAAAATTAGTTTTAATTATGTGTTCGATCGCGCGAGATTTTTCGAACGTATCTATAGACAGCAGGGCATGACCGCTGAGAACGTAATTCTCTAAATCTTCTTGAAATTTATTGTTCATTATTGAATATCTCCCCAATTTATACCCCTGTTTATATTACTTGTTGTTGATTGACTTATATTAAATAACTTTGCTATCGTTCGTTGCGGTATTTTTTCTTTTAATAATTTTTTAATTTCTATTATTTCTTTTATTATTAATTTTGCGTTATCGCATCCTCTATATCCTGTGTTAAATTTTATTTTATCTTGCATGTTGTTATAGTGCGTATCCCATTTTAAATTGTCCAACCTATTGTTTTGTGGATTATTATCTAAATGTCTGCATTCCATTCCTGGTGGGCACGGGCCAATAAAAGTTTCTAAAATTAATCTATGAATGTAATATTTCTTTAATATATTATTCTTATAAAGAACCACGCAATAATGCGTTTTAGACAATCTTGGTTTTAATATTCCACCAAATGTTCCCAGTCTTGGAAAACTTTTAATACAACCAAAATTCGAAGCTTGATATAGTCCTTCATAACCTGAGATATCTTTCCAAATTTCATTTTTCATTTATTTTTCTTTTAAGTAAATATCTGTTTAAAAATATCGTCTCGTTTTTTATCTATTTTATCTTTTCCACGAGATCTTTGCATATTGTCTTCCCATTCTTCGCGGGATATCTGGTGATCGGCAAAAGATTTCATAGGACAAATTTTTTGATGAGCAATACATTCTCTCAAAGTATCATTTGCAATATATTGATCCCAAAAAAGGAGCAGGAATAAAAGACCACGCCATAGAGCATGGTTTATGCGTTACTATATTAGAATCCCCAATAAATTCCCATTGGTCCCAATCTATTTCCTTAATTAAATATTCCATTGTTGTCTCCGTATTCATTCAACCGCTTTAAATCAAAAAGTTCGTTACGACTTGCTTGTGCGTCTAAGAGTAAATATTCTATAGACATAGCCAAGTGTTGCAATAATAATTCTGTCTCGTCCTCGTGCTTGGCGGACAGCTTTTTATTGGTAATTTCTACATCCGAACCCATTTTTTGGAGGATTCTTCTTAGTTCACACCGCACTTGTTTGTCTTGCACGCACTATTTCCTTTTCTTTTGTTTTTAAAACAAATTTTAATTGATTTATTGCATATGGGATAAAATATGCTTTTATTAGCTTTTCCAGAGATTTAAAGATATTGTTTTTCGCATTTAAATATGTATTATAATTTTTAATTCCGCCAAATTTCAACATATCAGAGATTAATTGATCCATATTTAAACTTATACCATAATTGCAAGAATAAAGATATATTGATTTTAAATCTTTTGAAGAAAATTTTAAAAGTTGTATTAAATTATTTATTGCATTATTTGCAGGAGATTTATATAAAATATCATTAATTTTACGATCAGCTATTTGGTTTATCATCTTGTTTAAAATTAAAACCAATCGCTTAAATATTATAGATTTTTCACTTATTTTTATTGTTGGTTTACCATTTCTATCTATTAAAACTCTTTCATAATATAAAGACAATATCTTTTCTTTTTTATCAATTATCCAAAACCAGCCATCTATTTGTTTTAATTTAATGGGACTATATTTTTCCATTCGTGATTTTGTTAGATTTGTTAATTGTCCATTTGTAGATAATCTGAATAATCCGTTTGGTAGTATGGTAATTATTGGTGTAGAATATAAATTAATTATAAAAGATTTATTGACTTTTTCTAAGGTCACATTTTTTTCTAGTTGAACTGTATTTTTTTCTACTTGGTCCTCTTGGGTTATTGGGAATTCTTTTCCTTTGCTCTTTTTTGAGAATAGCTCACTTGCTTCTTGGTAATTCATTTTTGATTCTCCAATTATGTCTTGTGTCTGGTGGGATTGTTAAGGTTTCTTCGGGAGTCCAACCGGCGGCTAATCTGCGTCTAATAGTAGCCTTATGGATTCCGGTTATTTCTGACGCTTCTGCTATACAAATTTCCTTTCCTTTGTATGGCATGAGATGGTTACTTCTTCTGTTGCGATTGTTTGCCTTGGATGTTGTCCAACGACAATTTTCTGGAGAATAACTATTTATTAATTTATTATTATCAATTCTATCTAATTGTTTATTTTTTGGTTTTTCTCCCATATCTTCTAAAAAATTCATAAATCCTTGACCATTTGGCTCTATCCACCTGTCGCAAACAGTAATTCCTCGACCGCCATAATTCTTATATGATTTATGAAGAGGATTTTCACACCTTTGTTTCATACTATCCCAAACCATATATGTCGGAGATATTATGCCGTTGCTGGAATGACCGTGAATTTTATTGGCTTTTCCCATTTCGGTTATTCGTTCTATATTTAAACACCCACAACTTTTTGTGTGACCATTTTTAACTTCCCTTCCAACGGTCTCAAATTCGTTCCCACAATCGCATTTAAATCGCCAAACTATTTTATTGTCTTTTCTTTTATTTGTAGGTTCGATACCTGTTAGTCTATTAAATTTTTTATCTTTTAAATCTAACATTCTTTTAAACCGCACTTCCCCGATTTTGTTTACTGTAGAGAAAATCTCCACAATCCCCTAAGTCGTATCCCAATCGACGAAGTATACTGCTTCCCTTCCTTTTTTTATCTGACGATGCCTTTAATTGGTTAGACATTGCGCCAAGAATTCCTTTATTAATTTTTACAACCACTGTTCCCTCTTCCATATTTCTTTCGAGAATCTCATAAGCATGATTCACGTCTTTGATTTGAGTCGTCTCTTCTGTCATCGGATCACTCCTTCTAAAAAAAGTAAATGAAAACCAACTACGTTACACCATATTTATATTTTTATCGTGTCGTTAACATTGGTTGTATATGAACAGATTTAGGATTCATTTCTAGATCATACTCGTCTATATCTCTTCCGGTGCCGGGGCCAAAATTTTCTTTTAATTCTTTTCTGTTTGGTTTGTTATTTTTATCACATTGTATAACGATCACTTCGTCTATTCCACTATATACTGCCAACATACTATCTCTCCTTTAAAAAACATCAACATTACATTATACGAAAACTTATTGTATAATTCGAGGAAATTTTATTATTAGGACGTTCATCTCAAATATTCTTTTAATTCTTCCTCGTTTTTTCCAGTCGGATCAAAACCCTCTTGAATTTCGCAAAGGATTCGTTTTATTCCATTAGCCTTTAACATTACTACTTGCATTGGAGTTAATGGGTTTGATTTTATTTCTGGAACAGCTTGTATGCATTTATTATTTTTAAAATAGGACCATACGTACATTATTTTATTACTCCAAATTAATACAACACAATTCCAAGTCCCATATTATCTTGCCTTAATTTAAAAATTGAAAAATCTGGCATTGATTCTGGATCTTCCTGGGCCTGACGCAAAGGGCCGGTATAAGATCGGAAACACTGTCCGTCGCGATGGCGAATGTGGTTTTTCCAAACATTCCTCTTCCAGAATAATTGTCTCGTATTTCGACAGGATATATGTCGTCATTATCTAGTGCGCATTTAAAAAAATTTGCCTGTTCTTTAGTCATCTCGTTCCTCCGGTCTTTCTAAAAGACAAATGCGTTCTTCTAATCCTGTAAGGATTCGGGCGGTTGCCCACAATTGATCGACCACATTATCATTACAAAAAATTTCTCCTGCAATTTCTGATGGATCTTGTCTATACGTTCCGCATTTACATTCTTTAAATTTTCCATCTTCCATATAATTTGTTTTTTGTCTGCAATTAAAACAAAATTCCATTATACCCTCCTGTGGTCAAATAGTTCCTGATTTAAATAACTGTTATAAAAATAATCCCACGTAACTTTGTAAAGAAGTATATTTCTTCCGTTTATTGTTAAACAGTGTAGGGTTCTCCAGTTATATTTTGACTCATTTTTTAAAGTTCCAAACATCACTTTGAAAGACGGTTCTTTATTCCATATTTTTAATTTTCCTGTTTTTTTATGAATAGAAACACTTACTTCTTTTATCGAAATATTTTTATGTTTTATAGGTTTTTCTATAATATAATTGTCTAATTTTAGAATTTTTCTAATAAAATTTTTAAAATCTTTGGGATTGATCAGAATCCTATCGTCTGCCGAAGTGGTTTCATCGGTGGAAAATTCTAATCCTTCTGTAGATTCAAAAACATATAATCCTTCCGGATTTGAAGTACAACGGATATAAGACATTGTTTATCCCTTCAATAATTTATATCCCCACGATTCGACGCTGTTGTCTGATTTTGCATCTCTTTTTTCTATAGTTCTATTTAGATTAAACTTTTTGGTAATTGCTTCTATCATTTTTTCTGCTTTATATATAAGTTCTTCGCAATAATCGGGAGACAATGTAAAAGTTATTAATCCCACCCTACTCCAGTTTATTTTTGGTTTTTCGTTACAAACTTTTGTCTTATTTTTTAATTTTTCTTGAGCCTTTTCCCAATCCCATTCTTCTGGAAAATGTGGTTGATACCATCTGAATTGCTTGTACCATTTCTGGGGAATCTTCCACATAAAATTCCCGCAGTCGATTTTTTTACCACGAGCTATATTAAAATAGTAATCATGATGAGTATCGACATGAATAATGTTCATTGGTAATGACAGATCGCCTTCTTTAATAGCTTTTCTCAGGGGGCGAAGAACCTCGTGATGCTCTATAGTTAAGAAACACCTAATATTGTTTGGAATTGATTTTAAAAATCTGTCAAAACTTATTCTTTTACCCCTTTTCCAGGACAGAGGAGCCCAATAATCAAGATCAATACTCACCCACGTATCTTTAATCATAAATATTTATCTCCTAGAAAGTCTGTCCACCGGATATGGCCAGATTGCTATGTTAGGAATCTCTCTCCATCCAAATTTACTATAATATTCATAATTTTTCGCAAGTAATATGGCTCGGTAAGCAGAATGATACTTTTCTGTGCCAAGCCACGACGGATACACCACAATATTTTTGTCGGGCAAATCAGATAGTTTCATGGTATTGTTATATCCACGATTTATCCATTCTTTGATCATACAATTCATATATTGTGCTAAGGCGGGAAGATGTCCGGTCCACATACGACTAGCTGGGTGATTTTTCCATCCGTTTTTAACTGGATTTAAAAAGCCGTCTAGAATTTGGCGTGCTTCTACTCGTTGCTTAGAAAGTCTTCTCCAGTCCAAGATCTTTGCTGTTTCCATAAAGCTGGGAACTGGTAAAAATGTCTGCACCAGGATCTCCTCCTAGAACTTGTATCAAATCTCTAAGTCTATTTATTGTGTCTGGTTCTCTTTTTATAGATTGTTCAAAATTTGATAAACCTATTAAATATTCATATGGCGGAACTAAAAACCCCCTTAAGTCTTTGTCGCTTTCCGGAGTTGCTGTTCCGTATAAATTCGATCCTCCGACACATAATAAATCTGGGTTTTTTATTTTTTCTTCTAATGCCTTTTCTTTGTTCATGTTATGTCCACATGTATTTTCTAATATCAAGAATTTCCCTTAATTTCTTTTCGAGTTCTTCTTCCATTGCCCGGTCTCTTGCGTTGACAATATCCATTTTTTCTTTATCCGAATCCGACCATGGTTTCATTTCGTAAAGATGAGGATTGTCTTTACATTGTATAAACATATCGTCGTGATTTTTTGTGAAATCCAACTCAATTCCTTCCCACTCATCAAATTTAAGAAAAACATTTTTCCACCAGTTAATAATTTCTGTCATTTTATCTCGTGCTTGACGGTGCTCTGGATCTGAATCCCAGTCTATTATTAAATCCGGCTTTTCCTTGTTAATGAAGTCGTCGAGAATCTGAAAAAGTACATGGGCCATTATATGGTCCCTGTCCGTCCATGTACAAGGAAGCGATTTAATTTTAACCACATTATATGGATGAAAAAGTTTGCATTTTAACCAATACCATAAATCATGGATTTTTCTTCTAATAATCATTTGTTTCCCCTATTTACATGTTTCCAAGAATTATCATTTATTATTCCCCAAATTACTCTTTGGGTAACATTAAAAATTTTTGCAATTTTTCTTTGAGATAATCCCTGTTCGTGTAACTTTTTAATTTTTGGTATGTTTAATTCTACTAATTTTGCATTTCCGTGTTTTGATCCTCTCGCTTTATTAAATCTAGTGCCGTGTTTGATTTGATCATCTATATTATTTTGACGAGTATCCCATTTTAAATTACACAGTCTATTATCTGTTCTAATGCCATTAAGATGTCTGCACTCCATCCCAGGAGGACACGGGCCTACAAAAGTTTCTAATACTAATCTATGAACGAGATATCTTTTACGTGTTTTATTTTTACATAAACAGACTCGTAAATAACCAAATTTAATTTTTTCTGGTTTTAAAATTTTGCCGTGAGATCCTTCTCTTAAATAGGCTTTAATATTTCCGTAATCAGATGCTTGGTAAAGTTTTTCATATTCGGGAATATCTTTCCATATTTCTTTCACTTATTTCTCCACAATTTCAAATTTTGGGACAATAAAACTTCTTGTAAATTCCTTAATCTTATTTATCGCGCCGTCTGTCTTCCCTAAATTTAATAAAGATAAAATTTCTTGTAAATCTTCCTGTGATACTATTGGTCTTCCATCTACATCTGCTGATAATTCAATTAAACCAGTTTCAGTACTAAAATATCTTAGTTCTCCATTATACTCGTACTTCGGCTCAACAAATGTTTTAAAATTTAATTTAAGATTTCTACAAGTTTCTTCTAAACCATCAATATCTCCCCACGCTCTTTCGTCGTCTACTAAAATAATAGGTGATTCTTTAGAGGCTAGACAATTGATTAGATCTTCCTTCTTTTTTAATCTAATTGGGCATTCGCCCCAATCTAAACCCATCCCCTCTGAATTTATTGCGTCAATTAAATCTTGTACCTTTTCTAGCGGAAGTTGTCCACCAATTTGAATTTCTACACCGAATCTGTCAGACATCATTGTTCTCCCACATACTTTCCCAGTAAATATCCCCATCTTCATTTTCTCTTGCACAATTATATTCATCACCCGCATCTGGAAGACTATCACAGTCAAAATCTCGAACCTCTATTTTAATATCATCTGGGATATCTAATATTTCTTGAATACATCCGCCCTCTACAATAACAGTAATTAGTTTTTTATTTTCCATGGTGAATTTTCCTTTTCATACAATCTACACAAACCTTGCCTCTTTTGTCTTGGAAATAATAATGTCCAAATATCAAACAAGAAATTTTGTTCCATATTTTAACAATTAATCTTTTAAAACACCGTGGCGTCCATTTTATAAAACCATTTGGTGTGTAATATAATTTTTTATGACTAAAACATAAACCCATATTTTCATAAAATTTTGATTTTTTATTCATTTATTATTTTCTCCAATAGTTTTTGTAATTCTTTAATATCTTCGTTTTTGAACAAGAAACAATCCCACTCGCCGTAGCGACACTTATAACCAAAAATATATTTTACGGCAATCCCGATTCTTTTAAATATATTCCTATATTGGCATAAATATATACTTGTATAAAGTTCTTTGTCCTCCTCGTCGTAAATGAACTTCAAAGTATGCTCCGAAGATGTACATTGGCATTCGAAGAAAGTTGACTCCATTTCTTAATCCTTTTGTAAATATGCATTACTAACAATTTTAAGTTTTATTCTACCAATTTTCGGGTCTATTCTATTAAGCAACGGTTGCACTACTATTCCTTCGCGTATATGATTGGCACCCATAATTAGACTATTCCCTTCGGCTAAATTGCAG